CATGCTCAGACCCCCAGGTGCATGACGTTGATGGACGCGGAGCCGACAGCGACCGCCGCGTACAGCTCGTCGCCGTACACGAGGTCGAACGCGGCAGACGCGCCGGCCGGCACCTTCATGCCGAACGCCACGCTGCTCACGGACGGGCCACCGAGGAAGAGGTCACCCGTGCTGTTGTTCTGGACGACGATGCTGCGCTCGATGTCCTGCCGGTCGTTGCGGTCAGGGACACCAGCGGTCAGGCTGGTGGGCGTCACGTTCACCGAGACGACACTGTGTGCGATGGCCACCTAGCGGCCCTCCTTAGATGAGTGGTTGGTCGGGGGTGGCGGACACAGCAGGGGGAGCCGACCGACGCAGCGCGTCAGCCAGCTCCCGGGTCGGGTCTTCCGTCTTGGACAGGTCGTCCCAGTCATCGAGCTCGTTCTGGGTCACGTTCGGGACGCGCTTCCAGAGGCCCTTCGCGGGGATCCCCAACTGCTCCTTCAGCTTGCCGAGAGCGTCGGCAGCCTGAGCGAGCGAACGCTGCTCCATGTCGCGCCAGATGACCTCGCCGTGGAAGTCGTCAGCGGAGTCGGCAACACCGTCAAGCTCAGCGGCGAGACGGAAGACGCGCTCCCAGGACTCACCGAAGGCGTGGCGAAACTCCTCGATCTTGCGCGAGAGCGCAGTCTCGGCAGCCAGCAGAGCCTCAGCGGAGAGGTTCGCGATCTGGCCAAGGAGGTGGTGCGGCGGCGTCTGCGAGACGGCGGCGAGGTGACGGATGCTCATGTCGATGGACTCGATGAAGCCCTGGAGGGGCGTCTCGTCCAGCGAGCCGAACTTCACGTCCTCGTCCTCAGCGAAGAGGAACCGGCGCGCGTTGTGGTTGATGGGCAGGGCCTTGGGGTTGCCTGCCTCGTCCAGGACGACCTCGCCCTCAGCATCACGCTCGACAGGCGGGGCCATGCCGGTGACGTAGCGCACCTTGAAGGAGGCGTACGTCTGCGCGATGAGGAGGTCGAAGACCGTCTGGTTGATGCGGTTCTGGAGCGCGATCATCGGCTCGATGACGCCGACCGTGCGGCCCTCCAGGTCCACCGAGGCGGCGAACCGGGTGACCGGGCACTCGCTCGCCCCGTGCAGCTTGGGCTTGGAGACGACCACGCCATCCTTGTCCGTGAGGCTCTTGAACGAGACCTCGTAGGAACGCCGGCCGTCCCACATCCGCGCCTTACCTCGGGCGGTGCCCGAGGGCCACAGCGTCACGGTGAGAGCCGCGTACGGCGTGTGGTCGTTCGCCGGGTCTTCGTACAGAGCCGACGTACGCAGGGCCGACAGGCCCTTCGTGGAGACCTTGCCGTTCTTCAGCTTCTCGGTCAGCGTGAACGAGTGGCCGTAGGTCAGCGCGCCACGGTGGACGGCCATCTGCCGGCCGCTCATGCGGCTGCGCTCCCAGTGGTCCCACTCGGGCGCGTCGCTGTTCTTGTCCGTGGTCGAGGCGTTGCCTCGACGGAAGCCGTCCACGTACAGGGCCTGCGCGGGAGTGCCCACCAGGAGCGGCATCCAGTTGGACACGCACCGCTCAGCGATCAAGCGGTACTCGTCGTCGGCCTGAGGCGGCATGTACGGGTCGTCGTGGTCGCCGTGCAGGTAGTCATCGATCCGCTGAAGGCGGTCCTCGTCGTTGGCGAGTACAGCGAGGAGCTGCCTAGCCACAGCCAGTGGGCTGGTCACACTTTCACTCCTCTACAGGAAGTAGCCGCGTCCGGTTCGGACCTTCTGTGTCTTGCCGCGCGTGCGGAGGTCGTGCATCGCTTCGTGGGCGAGCATGAGAGCCGCGTAGATGTCCACCTTGCGCGGGGAGTCCTTCGACTCCTTGCCGAACGAGAGACCCCAGTTGTTGGTCCGTCGTCGTGCGTTGAGGACGTGACGCCGCATCGCGAGGTCACCGTCGTGCCCCAGCTTCTTGTCGAAGACGGAGCGCATGAGGCGTTCGTGCGCGCGGGTCACACGCTGCATGGAAGAGCGCATGTCCCAGCCGATGGCCTGTCGCTCCATCGCCTTCACTGCCAGGCCCTCGCCGTACTGACTCGACCACTCCGAGATGTAGGACTCCCAGAGGGCAACGTCGGCGTAGAAGCCCTTCACGTTGTAGAGGCGGAACGCCTCGTGCACCTCGCTGTCCACGCGCTCGCGTGGCACCTCCCAGCCGTCACCAGACGGGCCGTCAGGCTTCTCCCAGAGGCCCAGCAGGAACGCCACTTGGTCGCTCAGCCGGATGGCCACGAGAGCGGTGGCGTCGTCGGTCTTGCCACCGTCGAAGCCCATCACGATCTCGTCGCCTGGCTGGAGGAGAGCGTCCTCAACCAGGCAGGCATCCCACTCAGCCGGCCCGTACAGCGCATCCTCCTCAGCGACGATCTGGTTGAGCCACATGCGCCGTGAGCGCGAGGGCGAGAGCGTCGTGTCGAGGACCGACTGGATGATGGTCTCGACGTTGAGCCACACCGCGTCCCCTCTGATCTTGGGGAGGACGATGCGGAGCGCGTCGGGACTGAGCGGCGTAGCCGGGTGCGCTTCCAGGCTGTCGTAGACGAAGCCGATGTCGGCGTTCTTGCCTTCAACGATCTTGTCGTACGCCTCGCGCATCCGCTCTGCCACCGAGTCTTCACCCGGCAGGTAGGCGTTCGTGATCGCGAGGTAGCGCGAGTCCTTCTTCGTGGCGTTACCGTCGATGGTCTCGTACATCTTGTCGCCGTTGTTGCCTCGGACCCAGTGGTGGGTCTCGTTGAGGACGACGAAGGTGGAGCGACCACCCTCCAGCGCGCGGTAGGACGAGGTGACGGCTTCAAGCCGCTGCTTGCCACCGTTGGCGCGGATGAGCTCTGCCCCTGCTGCGATCCCGAAGGTCGAGATGAAGTGGTCGGACATGAGCGAGGGGAAGAGCGTCATCGTGTTGCGGGTCTGGTCGCGCGACACAGCGGCGACCTGGACCCATGCCTGCGGGTGCGCCATGCCGACCGGCTGGCCGTCCTCCCAGTGCGAGAACCGCGAAGGACCGACCAGCTCGACCAGGCACAGCACCGCAACCAGCGGGTCTTTCCCCCAGCCCTTCAGTCGCTGGAGGACGCCCTTGCGGTTGATGAAGCGGCCCGTCTCGTCCACGGCGTACCAGTGGAGGACGAACCGAAGCTGCTCCTTGGTGAACTTCCAAGGACCGCCGTTCTCGGCGCGCAGGTACTCAGCGCACCAGCCAGCGATCTCCCAGCCCAGCGTGTGCTTGGGCAGGAGCCACTTGCCGTCATCACCCTTCAGCCACGTGGGGCCGAGGTAGACCGGGGCGAGCGCGTCGATCTCTTCGTTGCTGAGAGACACGCTCACCTCCTAGTCGTCTAGTCCGAGTTCCTTCTGGTAGTCCGCGATGGCCAGGACAGCGGCCGGCGTGGCCTCGGACTCGGGTTCGGACAGCTCGATCCGCACGCGCCTACGGTCACCTTCGGTGACCAGAAGGCGTTCCATCGCGGAGTAGATGGTCTGAGCCATCTGACCGCTGCGCTTGTACGAGTTCTTGTAGTTGCTCAGGTCTTCGCACAGCGAGTAGAGGATGGCGATGTCCGACTGCTGGTAGTAGTCGGACTGGCCGCTCTTCTTGCAGGCGTTGTAGAGATCACGAGCGATGGCGTGCCACTCAGGGTCAGCGCGGGGCCAGGTGACCTTGCGCGCCACGCCCTTGGTGACCGGCACCTCGTCCTTGCCCTTGCGGGATCGCGGACGGGCCAGGCTCTCCTCACGGCTCGGGACTGGACCCCTAGTTCCCACGGGTCACCGCCCTTGTCGCCGCCGTCCGTGACCCACAGCGGTGGACGCTGGAGTTCTTCGCTGCGGTCAAGATCGGATCACCTCCTAGTCGATGGCCCCGGGGTGGGACTCAGTGCGTCGGAACGTCTTGTCGATGCGCCGCCTCTTCGCGGCCAAAGCTCGTGCACCCTCGCCTCCGCTCTTGCGTAGGTGATGCCAGGCGCACAGCGAGCGCAGGTTGCCCTCGCTGTGGTCATCGCCTGGCCGAACGTGATCCACGTCGCTCGCCGGTTCCGCGCAACGCTCGCCCTGAGAGGAGAGGGCGGTGCAGCGGAAGCCGTCTCTGCGGAGGACTCGCTTGCGACGCACGGGCCAATCGGAAGGGA